ACCAACTTCCTGCTCATAAGGGTATCCAGATGTGTCGAAACAAATGGGTCTCTCAAAGACCCCCCTTGATGTGACACCACTTCTGGCTAATGTCCCGATTGCCCAGTGTTGTTCCTCATAATTAAAACTAACGTAGGCACTGATCTCGGTGCTATCAGATCCAGGATAAAACCAGAATATCTCTGAATGTAGGCTGTTGTGCCATGCAATCACTTTGCTTGACTGTGCTTCTGTCATTTCTGTATTGATATAATCTTCGACATCCGATGGTACAGATCGGACATAGCCGTCATACATAAAAAATCCATTTCCTGCGTTGCCCATCCAGTATGCAGTATTATTCGCCACTGCAACTGCGTTTATTGATACAGGCCCACAATTCTCACCAACCCTATTAAACTGATAGACGTAGGGCTGTCCTACATACTGTGCGATATGAGCATCGGTAGTTGTAAAGATTAGTACCTGATCTCTGATAATGACTGATCCTAGCAAGTCTCCATTCGTCGTAAGGATCTGCGACCCAGCCTGATTGGTAGCACTTGGAGTCCAGTCAGTATTGTCTTCGATGTCCGACCAAAACACCTCTCTACGATTTTGCGTCCCACCTGATGTTGTTCCACCGAAACACATCTGTATTCTTTGAGGGGTGACAGTTGTGGCTATGATTTTCGTCGGAGCATTAGACACTACGGCAGCCTCTGTGCCTGTGCCTACGCTTGTATCCCATAGCCACAGTCTTCCGTCTGCTGGAGTAGTTCCTGTCAAGTCTTCGCCCCACATTGCGAAGGACCATATTGTAGCTGCCGTAGGGTTTCCCAAGTCTGGCCTAGCAGTGCCATAGCTCGACTTGCCATATTTCCAGTCTCCATAGCCTGTATTCGGATCAGCGTCTTCTTGACCTGGAGTTAGTGCTGGACTGGTGGGAGTGATGTCATAATTGGTTCCGTTATCATCATATACATACAGTGCCTTGTATGTTCCCGTAGCTAACCACCTGTCTCCGTCGTTATCTTTCCAAGCTATTGATGTCCTGGGAATGCCGTCAAGACCAGGGATAGGATCAGCAGGAGAACCCCATGTTCTCCATCCACCTATTGGCCCTGTAGCACCCATAGACCAACGTATACAGTCAGCGTCTAACCATCGGCCTTTAGCCTGATAATCAGTACCCTGTTTGTATACACCTGGCTGTACCTTGATCGGGAAATATTGAGCCATACTACTCCGTCGTTATGCCGTTTGCCTCTTCGATTACTAAATGAGGTTCTGAATCACCCAAATCCCCATTCAAAATATTACAGCCCTGGATACCAGCACATTGCATAGCAAATTCCATCTGCTGCTCAATGAGTTTCTTCTGCTCGAACAAAGCCCTGAATACAGCAGCCTGGGATGGTAACAGGTCTATACGCTTTTCCGTTATTCCGTTAGTTTTTGCCATTCCTCTTCTCCTTTAAAATTCTTTGCTCTATCTCTACTGCTATTAAACGCTCACCATGAGCATCTACCTTCTCGTCTAATCGAGACACAATTTTTTCTATTTGGCTAATGGACTGCCTTGCTCCGTTCAACCCTACTTTTACCCCACCATATGCTGCCCCTGCTGCTGCTGGAACTGCGAGTAAAGAAATCAACGTAGTCATGGCATCAACTTCCATCTTCGACGTCTTCGGGTTTTTCGGGTTCTACGATGACCCTACCATTACTATCAGTCCAATTTGTTTCCATCATGTGTTCGTCTTGTCTTTCGGCTACAACCATCCACGATACTGTGTCGGTGCTATCTTCATCTTCACAACTAATGGTGAGCGTTGATCCTGAAACCGATCCTTTGAGTGCTGACCATCCATCTTCATTCTGTAAAAACACCTGTGGATCACGACACAATAGTTCCCATGTACCTTCGGTCATGCCAGCAGCTTCGTCTAAATCTACGCTGGCACTTCCACCAGAAAGAGCTACAGATCCTCTATAAATCAAATCTGCCCTTGGACCCTCAATAAACGAATGAACTAGATCATGGGTATCTTTCATTGAAGACAGTGGATGATCTATTTTGAAACTTCCAGAACCCTTGGATAATGCTCCTCCGACAGTTACATCCTGTCCAGAGATCATTAGTGCATAGCTACTGTGGAGTGTGGCGTTGCCAGTCAGATACCATTTCTCATCAGCACCCCTGACTCCATGTTGCCAGAAAAAATCTCCGCCTTCGTAGTATTCAACTGTTCCTGTACCGCCCCCTGCTCCAGCGTATATCTCCACGGAAGGATTTCCCCCTCCTGATGCAAATTTGAAGTTGTCTGCCCCTTCAGTGGTAAAGCATATTGTATCTGCCGAACTTTCACGGATATAGGTGTTTCCTGAAGCACTTCCATCCAGCCGTATCTTGTCTGTAGCATCGATCACAATATCGCCAGAGGTGGTAAGCGATGTCAGAGTGCCTACAGAAGTGATGTTAGTTTGAGCAGCCGTAGAAAGTGTGCCGACCAATGCTGTGTCAGCAGTAATCGTGCCACCATCAATATTGGAACTACCGACATCAATAGCCCCGAATCCAGAAGTGATTGATCCAGAGTTTAATGCTCCAGTAGTGACCAAGCTAGAATCCCCCACATAAGCTGTTGCGTCACTCAAATTAAAGGCTGGAGTTGCGTCAGATGCTCCTAGTGCAACCGACACCCCACCATAGCTCACTGATGAGTTCGCCAGATTAGCATTTGCAATCGCTGTGCCATTCCATACACCCGTGGTAATTGTTCCGACAGCCGTAATCTGGGTCTGCGAAGCGTCAACGTTCAATGCACCACTGGAGCCTGTAAGCCCAGTGCCACCCATAGCAGTTGCTAAGTCTGCGATAGATTCTTTACGAGTCCCATTGCTGTCATCTGCATCAATGATTGCGATGCTGTCATTAGCGACATTGACGGCAGCAGCCGAGAGATCGTTAAAGTTCAGTGCTAGAGTTACATCGGGTCCAGTACCATTCGTTACTGTCAGCCCACCATTCGTAGCATCGGCTACAGATTTAATATCACCTTCCTGGTCTGTTACCCATTCAAGCGTCCCAGAGGCATCTGAGGTTCTGAGTATTTGGCCAGACGAACCTACTGCTGCTGGCATTGTGAGTGTATAGGAAGTTGTCGTTCCTGCTGCTTGGAGTGCGACGTATTGACCACCTGATGTATCCTGTAACCTCAAGTCACCTTGAGCCAGAATGTCTACCTGGGCTGCACTAATATTTCCTGTAAACACAACATCATCGGTCCCATCACCGACATAGAAGACTACACCATTAGTACCACCACCATCTACATCGGTGGAGTTCAACTCAAACTGTGTACCAGTAGCGTTATAGTTCAACCAATAATCGAGACCTGTCCCAAACTCGATAGTCCGATCATCACTCAATTTAATCTGCTGCAACTTAAAGCTACTGCCCGATATATTTTGATTATTGATATACAGAGAGACCGAAGTACCAGTGACTGAGAACATATTATCAATGTAATCCAGGTCACTGTTTAAGCTCGTACCCCATGTATTAGTTGCTGCCCCTACTTCAGGCTTCGTTAAACCTAAATTAGTTGTTGTTGTATCTGCCATATTATTGTCCTAGAGCTTGAGCCATCATTCGTATTGGTGATCCATGCCTTTCACGCTCTCCCTGTATTTTTAGGGATTCCAGTCTGTCATTCAACATTTTTTCCCACATCGGTATTCTTTCATCGAACATCAAGAATGGTGCAGATTGCAGTAGCGTCCCATAAAGATAAATGTCTGGGTGGTCAGTCAGTAACCAATTCGAGGGTGCGGAGTCGCTTAATGCAGTTATTCGTTTGTAGTACATAATGCTTGCTGTATAGGCTGAATCGGGAGTTCGTACAAATTCCAGGTTTTGCCCTACAATGGAATAATATATGGGCCTCCCTGTGCCAGAGAGACCAGACCTCTTCTCCGATATTTCATTGGGCGTGATGTACTCTAACGTAATTACAGGCGTTTGGTCTAGCACGATCCTTTGTATCTCTAACGCATCCGTAGGCATCGCCTCATACTGACCATCAATCGTGAAGCTATCATCTCTGGTTACCATTTCAGGCTGGCGTATCTTGCGATTGAACTCTGCTTCAGCCATCGTAACGAACTCAGGTATGCGATCTCCAAGGTCACTACGATCAAGCCAATTTGCTGCTGCTGTCTTCAGTTCTGCATAAGTTGAAATAGCCATTAAATTTTTCCTGGCCTCAGTTTAAACGCTGCTTGGTCTGGATGGTTAAGCCATCTTTTAAAGGCTTTTTGGTCTCTTCTCAATTCCTTGGGTAGGCTATGCAAAACATTGAGTGGAACCCTAGCACATAGGTGTATATCGCCTTTCCAGTTGGCGTTTTCATCGACCTGGTTGAACGCTCTTTTATTGGCTTCCAGTATCGCAGTTACGTCTTGGCTAGTCTCAATAATCGCCTTGTCTTCCACTGCATCGTAATGGAAGGTTTCCAACATCCCAGTAGCTGGATCGTAATCTAATATTCGTTTGCTATTTTTCATTAAATTCCTAATGGGGGTGGGAGCCGAAGCCCCCACCCCGTTTAGCCCATAGGGTTAGGTTATGCTACTGCTTTAATTCCAGCAACACATCCATGAGCAGCTTCATTATTGACCTGTAGACCCCACTCTACAAGCATCATTCTTTTGTCAGCATCACCAGTGCTGGCAAGGTCTTTCATCTGGTAAGGACGCAGTGTAGCCAGCTTCACTTCATCCGTATCAATTAAGAAAGCCCAGTCGTTATGTGCTGTCCCTGCACCAGCGTCTTCCACAGTAGTGAAAAAGCGATTTGGCACTACGGACAAATTACCAAAGTCAGAAACATAAATGTCTGCTGCTCCGATAATGGTAGTCGGTGAATCACTAGCATCTACATTATAGCGTGTCGATGCCAATCCCGTGAATCCACTCACAACAGTTTTGTTGTAAGGGCTTACCATGAGCATTGTTGGCTCACCACCATTTTCATAGCAGGACTGCATTGTGGTCTTCAGCATAGCTTCCGTAAATGCGACAGGCGTACCAAAAGATTTCCATACTTCTGATGCACCTGTTGGGGTTGAGCCTGTGTAGCTAGGCTTCGTCGAAGCATTGTCATCTACGTTAGTTTTCAACCAACCAGGGAAACCAGCAGTCACCCTAGCTGTTGCTGTCGCACCAACCACTGCACCTACTCCATTGAGTAGTGCTGCTTTTTCCACGTTTCTCTTTAGTTCTTTTGCAGCTTTTGCTGCCTGATACGCTACCTCACTTGAACGGCCAGCTTTCTCCACTCTCTGCTCAGTACCAGAGATGATGAAGTCCACCATGTTGATCTGACAGTAGTTTCCCATACGAGCAGTTGGTGTTACTGCTGTAAAGGAACTCAAGTCCTGACCTTCAACCACTGGTGTAGCCGAAGCTGCTGCCAGCGAGTCAGTCTGCCATTCAAAATAAGTATTCTCAGCAGACCTTGTACCAATGTTCGATATGAACGGGGTCTGCGTAGGAGAAATATCAGATATTAAATCCGATAAGTCTTCCCTGATGCCTTTAGCCTGATACGTTAAAAAAGTATTACCTACGACTGCCATAATTATTATTCCTTTAAGTTCATCCGTCGATCAACGAAGCGAACAAAGCGGCTGCATCATCAACCTTCCCACTGTTTTTGAGGTTCGCTCTTAGCGCCTGTTGTTTTCGGGTACTGTTTCTCCTAACAGTCTCACGATTGCCAGGATTTGCAGTTTTGATTTTAGATTTAGATTTGGCCTTAGTGATTTTTTTGCCATTGGTCAACTCTCTGTATCTCATGGCATCCAGCATGACTCTTACAGCTCTGTGATCATAAATCTCACCTAGCTCTTCTTCGGAATATCCGACAGCCTTACCGAACTCCATTAACTTTCGTTGATCATCAGCTTGTATTTCACTATCAGACCATTCTGGTATTTTTTCCAACATAAGGGATCGTTCAGATTCAAGATATTTTTGCAGTTCCTCAGATTGTTGAGTCTCAAGGAGTTGCTGCGTTTTTTCTTTTTCTTCACGAACTGCTGCCAGTTGCTCCTCACGATCTCTATCAAGTTGCTTCATGCGAAGCCACTCAACGGGGTTTTCTCTTTCGAGTCTTTCCCAGTCGATATTGGGACGGCCAGCGTTTTCTACCTGCTGTTGAAACTGATCGAGAACATTCACATAATGCTCACGTTCTGCTTGAAGCTCCTGCTGAAAGCCTTCAAATTCTTTTCTTTGATTGGCTAGTGCAGTGGTCTTCTTGGTATAATCAGATGTTCTTTGGTAACCAGAGATGAGTTCGTCCAGCGCAACTTCCTCTTCTTTGCCGTCAACAATAACTCGGTAGAATTCAGCGTGACCTTCAGGTTGCTCTTCTGGTTCTTCAGATACACTATCATACTCGTCGGCAGAGGCTTCGGCTTCCTCTTGCCCTACTTCTTCATGCTCTCCACTCGCTTCACTTTCCTCGACCTCAGAGTCCCCTTGCCCAGGTTGCTCTTGAGATTCGCCTTCAAACATTTCAGCGAAGGCTTGTTCAACCTCCCTGTTTGATC